GGAAACAGAGCCAAGCAGCGAAATAATATACCTTTCACCAAGCACCCAAGTTAAAGGTACGCTACTGACCCCTATTTAACATATCCCAACCCACTTTAACATTTGCTAACACACTGTGGCACGCTTTTTGCTATGGGTCGCCCTTACCGTTTTTTAACATTTCGCCACAGACTTTGGCACGGTTTTTGTTATGCGTGTGCGCCCGTGAAATTGTTTCACGTGGAACACTGCCACACCGACACACAAAATAAATTGTTTCACGTGGAACACACTGTTAAACAAAGTTAAAAGAATAATTTAACACAAAATAACACGCCAACCTTTTGCACGTTCAAAACAAATGTTTAACTTTGCAGCAAGTTAAACAATTAAAAATGAAAACAACCGATTTAATTTATCAAAATCAGCAAGTTTTGAACGCATTGCAAGAAATTTTATTGCAAAGTAAGAAACACATTGACTTTTTGGCGGCAAATGCGCCCGAAATCCGTGCAAGTTTGGAAAGCATCGCCGAAAGCCTGCAAACGGGTGTCGATATTTTAGAAAATCAAATTGTGTTTAACCGTGATACACGCAACAAGTTCGCAAAAGAAGTCGCTTGCAAAAATCAAGCGTATGACTTTATTGCCGCTGAAAAACTTGTCGGGCGTTTCAAAACCTTTTGCGAATGTTACCCCACAAACTTGTACATCGGTTTAACGGGCGTTGAAACATCGAAAGACAAATAACAATCAGCAAGCAAAAGAAAAGGCGGTAACAATCAAGTTGCCGCCTTTCTTTTTGTCCTGCATTGCAGTTACTCAATATAAACGCCGTCAGATAAAGCCGTGTATATCATTTCCTGCTCTTCTGCAAGCATTTCGGCGGTGTGTATGGGTGTAACATCATCGAACACGTTAAACCCTCTGAAATCGCCTAAAATGCCCGTTTGTCGGTCGGTGTTCCTGCCCTCGCTTGCGCTTTCGTACCACTTGCAGTAAATGTAAGGTTCTAACCCGTAATATAACATTTCGTTCCAATCATCGCCGCCAACGGTTTTAACTTGGGTGCTTGGTGAAAGGTATATTATTTCGCTGCTTGGCTCTGTTTCCTCAACTTGAAATACAACCCCGTTGCAGGACAAAAGCGCAACCCCGTTGCCCGTTACCACGTTTATAACGTACTGCAAAGCAATCGTTTTCCCTGCATAATCGTTATTGAGGTTTACAAACCCTGCAAACGGCAAGAAAATTTGTATTTCGCTTTCGTAGTCGGTGTTATCCTCATTGTGCGCTGGTACAACTGCCGTGCCGAAATCAAGCGTTATTTTGTCCTGTGCTGGCTGGTGGCAAGATACGCCCGTGTTGTAGTTGCCGCATCGTATTACATCGGTGCTGCTTGCGCCTATGTTGGTGTAAATACGGCGTATTCTGTTCACGTATGCGCCCAAATCTATGTTTTCGTATATGGGTGCGCCCGTGCTTGGGTCTGTGCCCGTTTCCTTGAAAAACCGTTTGCCGCTAAACTCTGCCAATTCGTCAAGCGTTACCAAATACACGTTTATAGCCCCGTACTGCTCACCCACAACGGTAACGGGGTAAGCACTGCCAATAACTGCAAAACCGCTCCAATTAGTGTTTACTTGTATGCTTCCCGTTGCCGTCTTTTTATCGCTTGAAATCGTAAGGTCTTGCGTTTGAGGGTAGCCGCTTGCGTTCTCGTAGTAGAATTGCGGTGTACTTTTTTCGGTGTCAAATTCTGTACCATCGTTTGCCGTTAATGTAACATTTACCGTTTCCCCGTCTTTCACATATTGCGGCAAGTCCTCGTTAGCGGTGCAATTTGATAGGTTTGTAGAAACTTCTATCACACCATCGTAACTGCCCGTAAGCGTTACGGGCTTTGTCGGGTCTATGTCGGTAACGGTTAGCGTTGCTTGTTGGCTGTATTCCAAATCCTGCACCACAAACGGTGTTTTGGTCGCTGTTCCTGCCTTGTTCGTGTAACTCGCTTTGAGGTCAAAGAAACGCACTTTGTTCGGGCTGTATTGCCCCTTAACGGTGAAAGTTGCCGTTTCCCCGTCAAACGTATGTTGTTCGGTTACGCCGCTGCCCGTTATGTTGTTCGTAACGTTAAGTTCGGGTGTTCCCTCGCTGGCTGTCGTACCCGTAAGCGTGAAACTCTCGCCCGTGTCGGCAGCGTCATACTCCCAACTTGCCGTTTTACCGTCTGGCGAAATTGTCAAGTCCTTCGTATCGGGGGAGCCGTAACCGCCCGTAAACTCAACTTGCGCCGCCGTTATCTTGTAACCCTCGTTTGCCGTTACTTGTATGCTCGCATCAAAATAACTGCTTCCCTTTGTTCCCGTTGCGGTCGTGTTCGGTATGTTGTTTATAACTTCCAAATCGTTTTCGCTTCGGGTGTTTCCCGTGATAGTTATTTCCGTGTCTGCATCGGTGTCGGACAACTCACCAAATGCCCAAACCTTTGCGCCGTTTTGCTTCAAAACAACGCTTTTCGGGTAGCCGCTTGTGTTGTTATAAACCGCCTTAATATCGCCTGCAAACAAATAACCGTCATTCGTTCTTACGTTTATATCCCAATAACCGCCGCTTGCGTTCCACTGGCTGTTATCATCGTGTGCGTTAGGTATATTTACAATTACTGCCATACTCTTTTAATTTTCGGTTGTTCCTTTCAAAGTTACCATAATGATACCCCCGTTTTCATTCAAAAGCCCTGTTTCAGTAAACGGCACTTTCTCAAAATTCGGCTGGCGGTCGAAAACCGTTTCACGGTTGGAAATATACGGGTTCGGGTTGTCCGCTTCGCTGGTGCGCCCCGTTGCCGCTAAAATTTGCGTTTCGTAGGTTTTAAGCACATCCACACGCAATACAAGTTCGTAGGCGTTGTTTCCCTCAAAACTCACTCTATCCACGAAATAATACCGCCCCAAATCGGGGATATAACAGTAATTGAAAGTCGGTCGGGGTTGCTTTCGTAGTGTTACGGTCGGGCGCAACACATCGAAAGTTTGCCGCAAATCGCCCTCAATCGCCGTAAACTCGCCCAACTGCTTGTTTACCGTGTTCGGGTGTCCGTTGTATGAATAAAAGTTTATCGTTGTCATATCATCAAGAAAAAAGGCGGTGCGGTGCGCTTTCACCTGCACCCACACCGCCAAAGTTAAACAATCTAATACCTATTGAGTTACTCAATAAAGAATACTACAAAGTTTTCGTTTGTATCGTTGAAATACCCTGCATCAAACTTGTAATAGTTGTTGAAAAACTCTGCCTTTGCGTTGTAGTTGGTTGTTACCCGTCTGTCAAGATTGCAAACGCCCAACGCATCACGGTCGAACATCACGCCCAACACGCCCGATATTTCAACGGCTTTGCCGCCGCTTTCCTTGATATTAATGTTTCCCGTGCTGGCAAACTCGTAGTTCTGTCCGCTGCCCTGCCAAAAAGGTACGGTTTCGGCTTGCGGCAAAAGCACATCGCCACGGTTGAACGTGTCAGAATAAAGATAGGTTTGCGCTGCCTTTGCAAAGTCGGACAAAAGTACAACGTGTAACATATCTTTCGGGGTAAACCTTTCCTTGCCGCCGACATTGAACACGGTCGAAATGCTTTGCAGGCGGTCGGCATACGTACCCATAACGTAAGACGCAAAGCGGATAAAGTCGGGGTCGGTTATCGCCTTTGCAGCGGTTAATTTTGTGCTTGCGCCCGTCTTGTCGTTGTACAACTTCAAAAGGTTTACGCATCTTGCAGTGCTTGCACTGGAAAGGGCTGCACCTGCCATATCGCCTGCCGCCGTTGCTCCAAACGCTTGCGCATCAGCCAAAACGGTTTCCGCAATCATGTTGTTAATAGTGCGCATGATTAAAGCGTCTGCCTTAATTGTCATGCTCTTTTCAACGGCTGCATAAATCATCGAAATAAAGCCGTTCAACTGTGCGGCGTTGCTGAAACTTTCCTTAACCTGTCTTTCGGTGATTGATACGGGCACTTCAAACGTAACCTTGCTATTGAAAAACTTTGCCGTTACGGTCGGTTTGTGGAAAACATCTTGGTCGTAACTCTTCCCGTCCTTCAAACTCCACGTGTCGTTTTCCTCTGCTTCGGGTACATCGGCACTTATTTTCTCCAACACGCTGCCAAATTCCCACGCATCCATAAGCACAGACGGCACTTTGCCCGCATAAGGTCGGTTTACGAAAATCACCTTACCGATATGGTTTACAAGTGATTTAACGTAGTTGTCAACTGCATTTTGGTTAAACACTTCCGTGCCTAAATCCACAATTCCCGTAAGGTCTTCGGTAACAATATCAGTGCGCCCCAAAACCTCACCCGATACGCTGTTAATAAGCGTGTAAATCTTTTTTACTTCCATATTGCTAAAATTAAAATTAGTTATTCGTAAATACTCGTTGTAATCTCTCTTACAAGTGCAAAGATAATGTTTTTTCTCCAATTATCACGCCTTAACTGCAATTCTTTTGCAATTTCGCCCGAAATTGATTTGCTTGCGCCCGTTCCTTTGCTGGTTTCGGTCGTTTTGCGGCTTTCTGTGCGGTTTCTCTCATCGCCCACGGTCTTTCGGTCGCTGTCTGAAAAATCGGTGTCGTTGAAAGCCTTGTTTGCGCCCGTTTCGGTGTTGTCCGTGCTTTCCTGCAAAGTAACCGTTTCCGTGCGTTCAATTTCGCCCGTTACGGGTGTCAGTACATCGTAATCGGCTAACATCGCCGCCGCTTCCCGTTCCCAACCTTGCACGTTTACCGCAATCACCGCCGAAACAACATCGCTTGCGTTGTCGCTGGTTATGCTGCTTACAACGGTCTTGCCGCCGTACATCAGTAAGGCGTAAGCGTCTAACTTTGTCGGGTCGGTATCGCCGAAAATAGCGGCGTACTCGGTCGGGTATTCAGTTTTGAAAACGGTTGCGAATATCCCGTTACCCGTTGTAAATAGTTCGCTGTATTTCATTGCTTATCGTCTTTGTTTTCTTCGTTTTCCTCTGTTTCCTCTGTTTCCTCTGTTTCGGTATCGTTACCGTCCGTTTCCGTTTCCGTTTCTTTCGTTTCCTCTGTTTCCGTGTCGTTTCCGTCTGTTTCGGTTGTTTCCTCTGTCGGGTCGGGTTCGTCTGTCGGGTCGGGGTTTTCCTTTGCCGTTTCCAAATCAGCCGCCAAAGCGTTGTAATTATCCCTTTCAAGTCCCCAACTGCTTGCAAGTTTAACCGAAATTTCGGTGTCAAACATTGCGTTAATTTTCTCAACTGCATTTTGTCTTTCTTTTAGCATATTATCCACATAAGGCAAAAGCACGTCCACATTCATAGATACCTCGCCCAAATTAAGGCGTTCCCGTTTCATGTTGTAGTTTGCATTTAGTCCCAACTCATTGTACATACTTGCCTTGTAGTACTGTATCAGTTCAATAAGTTGCGTAATGTACACGCTGTTTGTAGTCGGTGCGGTCTGCATATTTACGCCCTTGAAAAAAGCGTTTTCCCCGATAATTGAAAAATCGCCGTCTTGTATCTTGCGCAAAAACTCATCGGCACTTTGTTTCGTCTTATCATCGCTGGCACTTATCAGCATTGTAATACGGGTTAATATGCTTGCAGTGTTCAACGAAATAAGCCCGTCAGTATGCAAGACGGCATAACGCCCAATAAGCGGCAAAAGGCTTTCGCCGTTGCTGTCATTCTCAATCAAAACCCCGTCTTTCTGAATATCGTAGGTTTTGTTTAACTTTAATGCAGGGTTCGCCACGGTGTAAAGCGTTGCCCGTCCGTAAACATCGGGTTCGCCGCCTTTGCCGCCCGAAAGCGCATACAAAACCCCGTCAACGCTGGTAACAAAGGCGTTGCCCGTTGTCTGCAAAAGCCGCTCCAATTCTTTTTGCGGTATGCTGTCGGGCAAACCCTCATACTCAAACATACTTTGAGTTTTCGCCAACGTGTTTGCCATAAATTCAGTTACGGCGGTGTCCTTATCCCTTATTTGCGCTTGGTACAACTTGTAAATGTTATCTTTCCTCTTCATCTGTCAAAACTTTAATTAGGGTTGTAAGTTCGGCTAACACTTTCGTATTTTCCGCAATCGTGTCTTTTAGGTGTTCCGTTTCTTCTTGGTGCGCCTGCCTTTGTTTCACCATATACCAAAACAGTGCGCCACACATCACAATCGGAAAACCCAAACTTGAAATGATTTGAATAATAGTATTTGCATCCATAAGCGTAAAATTTTTAATTCCTATTGCAAAGGTAGTGTTTTTATTTTATATTACGGACGCATCGGCACGAAATTTGCACCAAACCGCCCCGTAATTTTCATTTCAACGAAACAATGTTTGTCTTTGCGCTCGTAATTAAATAATTGCGTACTATTTCGCCAACTTCGTTATCTTGGTAGAAAACTTTGTCTATTGCGAAAAACCGTGCGACTTGTTGTTCAACGTAACTTGCCGTACTCAACAACTTGCGTTTGTAGTTCGGTTTGCCGTTCATTTCCAGCGAATAAATAAGGCTGTTTTCCTCATCTTTTATCGGGGTTGTCTTGGCGTGTATGTACGTGAAACATTCGTTGCCTACTTGAATAATGTTACCTTGTAACACAACATCGTTAAACTTGATATAGTACACAAACAACACATCTTGCGGCTTGTACTTGCACGGCAAATGAGGATATACTGCAAGTTCCCATTTGCCGCCCGTAATCATCTGCAAGTTTTGATTATCGAAACAAAAATACTTGTTACTGGCTTTGTGTTGTACTATCGTGCTGCAATACTCAACTGCCACTATTGCGCCGTGTTCGCCAAAGCGGTATATATCTATTGTTCCCTGCTCCATAAACGGCACTTGCTTCAAACCCATTTCAGTAAAGTACGGGCAAAACTTGTTTACCGTGTTACCCAACATAAACACTTTTACATCGTTCCGCTGGCGTATTATCGTACTCAAAAGGTTCATAAACAACATAAACTCATCGGGCAAATAATACCGCCGTGTCAAAAACTCGTCAAAGACTATCGTTGTGACATTCGGGTAACTACTGCTTTTTTCATGTTCCTGCTCTGAAAGGCAAAACCCGTAACAAAACGGGGTCGGGTCGGGTGTCCGCTTGTTTTTCTCTGCATCGTAGTAAGATAAAAACCACTTGTTAGACATATAGAAAACTTCGTTAAATTTGCCCTCTGTCAGTTCCTCAATAAGCCCGTTTGCAACGTGATTTGCAAACAGACTTTCGGCACGTTTACCCCTCAAATCCTCACGCCAACGGCGTATATATGCCATTTGCTTGCCCTTCTTGATATAGTTTTCCAAACCATATTTTAAGGCTGCATAAGTCTTACCGTTTGACCTTTCGCCAAATATCACGTTATAATCGGCGTTCTTGCTTAAAATCGCTTTCAAGTCGTAAAATTTCGGCTTGTCTGTCTTTGTCTTTCTTGTTGTCATAATCGTTTATTTTTAGTCCTTAAATTTGATACCTCGCAAATAGTTTATATACATAACCGAAAGGGAAAGACTGTACCCCGTTGGCTCTAAATGTACGCCCGTGCGTTCGTTGTAGTGCGCCGTGCTGCCTTTGTAGTCGGTTATCTCGCCTTGTATCTCGTAGTCAATGTAAGTATGTATGTTCTTGCCCGTTGCTTGCGGCGGTATATCCAGATAATTAGTGAACGCATCAAATATCCCATCAGCCCCGTACTTTCCAATAAGGTACGGAATAGCGGCTTTCTTGTTTACGCCCGAAACGGTCAAACTAAAATCGTATGCCCGTCCGCCTGCTTTTAGTGCGTTCGGTTCTTGCACCATATAGCGTTTAGCTCCCAAAGTCTTAAACCGTGTATATGTACCCTCGAAATCCCACACGCCCAAAGTCTTTGTTATGCCTTTTATCGTTTGCGGCTCGCAAAGGGAAAACGGCAAACCGTGATATTTGCAGGCGTCTCGCAATTTCATTTGCACCTGCATATTATAAGCCTTGAAATATGCTTCGTGCGCCTTGCCGTTCATTATTTTAATGCTGTCGGTGTCGCTGTATATGTAATCGTCTTTTGCTTCGTGTATGCCCGTAAAAAGGTTGCGCCGTGCGTATGCGGTTACAAAGATACCCCACGGGTAAAACAAGAAACGGTTTTTGCTGGTGTTGTACTTGTATAAAAGTTCCTGCTTCTGTTCGGGCGACATTGAGTTAATATCCCATTCGCCGTTATATGTAAACTCATCACGCAAAGGGTTGGTTACACTCATACCGTAACAACTGTTTAACATTTCCTTGCTGTTTAGATATTCCACTTCTTTGCCCTCAACGCCTTTTAATTTCGTCTTGCTTTCGTACAAATGCAGGATAGATTTTACAAACGGTGTCGGCAAATACTCTTTCTTGTAACAATACATTTCACCAACTCGCATACTTTCCCACGTGTAAAAGTTTTTAAGTATATTATAATCCACGTCCGTAATTGTCAGCGCAATTTTTGAAGCTGCCACAATACGCCCGTTATTTTCGCACGGGTTTTCTTTCACGAAACATTTGCTTGCGCTTATCGGGTTGTCTTGCGTTTCGCTGGCAAATATGTTGGTAAACTCAATATCGAACACGCAACAATACTTTGATATTAAAAACTCAAATTGCGCCGTACTCTTAACCGTGATTGCAACGCCTTGCGACATCGGGTATTTTTCCGCAATCATTACATACGGGTAACTGCTTGTAAAGTCGTAACTATCCACGTTATACATTATTTCGTCTGTATATTCGGCGTTGGCGTGTGTAAAACCGCCTGCAAACGCACGTTGCAGCATATTAAATTCATTCATACCCGTAATTTGTAGTTCCTGCATCAAGTTCACGTAATCCCAATTTGGTACGGTCTTTCCTGCATCGGTCTTTTCACGCAAACAATGCGCACGGCAATACTTGCGCACAAACCCCGTCTTTGTTATCGGTATGTGCGTTATCCCTTTGCTTTCCTCGATACGTTCCTGTATGTAGCACATCACTACTTTAATATCGTTTATGCAGTAATGTATTTCCGCATCAGTCAGCGGCGTTTCGGCGTGTCTTATTTGCTGGTAGTCCAAATCGCCCACGGCTTTCGCACACTTGTATTTCATAAGTTGCTCGCCCAACTTTGCAAGGGAATAACCCGAAAGCAAGTAACTACATCTAAACTCAATGTTGCCCGTTGTTATCGCATAAATCGGTTTGCGCAAATCAATACTGAAAACCCGTTGCCACTCAAACCACTTGCGCAAAAATTGAAATTCGTATGAAAGGTTATGCACATACACAATAAGGCGCAATTTGTCATTCAGTTGCAAAACCTCGCTTACGGTCTGCATCATCGTGACAAACTCGCCCCACGTTCGCCCCATTATCGTATATCCATTTATGCCAAACTGCCAAACGTACATTATTGCGGCTTTCTCTAATTTCGCCTTGCGCCCGTTCCCGTCCTGCATACGCTGCATTTGCTCGTAGGTGTACGCCCGTCCGTCCGTATCACGGTAAAAACTTGTTGTTTCTATATCAAAGGCGCACGGTATATTGTAAAACCTTTCGCCTTTGCTATTTCCGATAATGTTCTTTTCGTTTACGGAGGCTTTCAGTACTTCGTTTATTTCGGTCGGGCTGTTTATTCTTTCTTGTAACTCAAAAGGTATTTTTTTCATAACCCAAACTTATTAAAGTCGCGCAAAATGCGCTCTATATCGTTTTGCATATCCTCCATTGCGTCCGCAACCTCATTTGCCTGCCTTTCAATCTCTGCATCAATCGCCCGTGATATGCTTTGCGCTTCACTCTCTATTTGGGTACTTATATCGCTTGCGCTTTGCTCCATTTCGCCCGTGAAATCCTTGTACCGCATCAAATACCGTTCCACAAAGTCACTATCTGAAACGCTGTTTAACTTGCCTTGCAGGTTTCTCGCCATAAGGTTGTACTCATCGGGCGTTAAATCGTACATACGTTGCAGGTGTTGCCCGTACTGCCTTGCACCTTGCGCCGTACTGGTTGGCTGGCGTAAAAACGAAATCGCCTTGCCGTACTCAATTTTTAGGGTGTTCCAATCGCCTTTCATTGAAAATTTGGTAAACCCTTTTACATCGCCTTTGTTTAACGCTTGCACGGCTGGCGAAAGTTGTCCGCTTTGCTCTATATTCTGTATTCGGCGGTTCGCCATTTGGAAAACCCTTGCAATCTCTTTTTTATATTCGGGGCTGCTTTCAACTGCCTGCAATATCTCTTTTTTGATTTTCTCCCGTTGGGTTGCGCCAAATACAGACTTTGTAAATTTTATCTTAAAACCTAACTTTGCCATACGCTGTTATATTAAATAGGGGTTACAAACACTGCAACCCCTACAAAGTTAAACATAACTTTTCAAACTCTTACAAATCCACAAACGAAATAGAGTAACACTTCTTGCCGCGGCTCTCATACTCGTAAATTGTGTAACCAACTTTGCCGTCTTTGATAGTTTGTACCGCCTCATCATCGGCAAGTATTTCACGCACCGTTTCGGCGGTGTGACTTGGTAGGTTCACCAGCCGTTTGTTTTTCTCATCAATAATTACGGGGCTGTCGCCTAATTGTGATTTGTGAACATAAAACCCGTTAATGTTGTGTATCACGTCCTTGCCGCCCTCGCTTTCAGAGTTGAAAATATCGGCTAACTTGGTGTACTGAAAATCGGTTGTGTCAATACCGAAAGTTATCTTGTTAAATTTACTTGCAAAACTTTTCATTGTAGTAATCTTTTAATTGTTAAACTTCTTGTTATTTGTTATTCGGCTGTCTGTCCTTGCGGTTCGCCGTCAAACGGCAAATTCGGTTCGGGGTTGGCTTGCGGCTTCAAGTCCATAAGCCACGCACGAAAGCGGTTTATTTTCATAACCGCACGTTGGTCGCGGCAAACTTCGTTACACGCCATAAGGCTGCCCAAAGCCGACAAAGCGGCAAAACTAAACTCGTCAAATGCGTTTCTTTTTTCTTCGTTCATTGTAGTAAACTTTTAATTGTTAAACATAGACTTCTTAAATTTCAACGTGCCGTTGTGTTTGACTACCGTTGTATCGGTTGTGATTATCGTTGCCTTGCCCCGTACCGTTGTGCCCTTTGAAACGGTGCAACCCTGCAAGATTGCAGATAAAAACAACATCGCCCCACAAACGGCAAAAATCATAACACACATTGCAACTTCTTTAATTGCTTCTTTCGGTCGCTCTCTGAAATGCTGTATCAACTCTTTCATAATTTCAAATGTTTAAGTAACACGTTGCAAAGATACAACTTTTTTCTAACATACAAGCATAAGCGCACAAATTATTTTCGTTTTAACTTTTCTTAACTCTTGGTGTTTTGTTCCACGTGAAACAATTTATTTTGTGTGTCGGTGTGGCAGTGTTCCACGTGAAACAATTTCACGGGCGCACACGCATAACAAAAACCGTGCCAAAGTCTGTGGCGAAATGTTAAAAAACGGTAAGGGCGACCCATAGCAAAAAGCGTGCCACAGTGTGTTAGCAAATGTTAAAGTGGGTTGGGATATGTTAAATAGGGGTCAGTAGCGTACCTTTAACTTGGGTGCTTGGTGAAAGGTATATTATTTCGCTGCTTGGCTCTGTTTCC